TGCGGGAAGGGGCTTGTCCGCCGCAGCCCGTTCCTTGCCGAACTGATGGACATGAACCCGTTCCCGGCTTCGAAGCACTTCCTCATATGTGGCCTCCTTGAACTCCGCTTCCTTGGCGGCAAGGGTAGGAGACCACAGGAAATCGGCACCATCCTTTCTGCGGATGAGATACCGCTGCTTTTCCTTCGCCATAACACCACTCCTTGTGTTCAAGGGCGGGGTACGCCCCGGCAAGCAAGAAGCAGAAGCCGGGACGCACCCCTATCGCCCTACAGATGGTTAGTTTCCACCTCCAGCCCTGGCCGAGATTCCGAATACGCGAACGGTGATTTTCGCCGCATCGGTATCGTGGCCGAGAACAAGAGAGATGACTTCTGCGGCGGCGCACAGCCGGCCGCCGGGGAACAGGTACGTATCGGTCAACGTGTTCGGCGTCCCTTCCGTCAGGGCCAGTTTGTTGCCGAGAAACACGCCAGCGGTTTCGATGTCTCCGCCGTCGATAAACCCGTCCGTGGAGTCGGCGTCACCCAGGTCAACGGTGCAAGTGGCACCTTCACCGGTCACGACATGGATGGTCGTCAACAGCACCCACGTACCCGCAGGGATGTTGAACAACTGAACCGTGTCCGCGGCCTCATACGTGGTGCCGTCGGCAAAGTCAACCGTGTTCTCGAGGACGAACCACGGCGCATTCCACGCCCCGCCAACCGCGTTGCCGGTAGACCCTAGCCGCTTGTTGTGAGTAGTCATGTTTCAGATCCTTTCGTTCAATAACCCGGACTCTCCTCTCAAGGCATCAGATCAAACAGATCGACCTACTGCTTGACGTAGAGGTGTCCGATGGCCTCACTCTTGACCGTCTTGTACCCGTACACCTGCAACGAACGGATCAGCCGCCCGAAGTCGTTCGGATTGGGAATCTCCTCCGTCTCGGTCATCTGAGACGCGAACGTGAGACCGACTTTGTGGCCGAACACACAGTTCCAAACGGTCACGGTGTCGGTCCCGGTGGCGATGAGATTGGACATGTAGATCGTGAACCGATCAATCATGCCTACGCGCCCGTTCCGAAGAATGGACGTACCGTCACCGGCAAGTGAAGCGTCTTTCAGATCGGACTTCTTGATAAGTCCGACGGCCCATGCAGGGAGAAGCAACCAACGACCTTCCTGCGGCACGTTCTGTTCATCCAGGACCACGCCGCAGTTGACGATGGTTTCCAGGATGTTCGAGGACGTGATTTGGTGCGGGTCGGCGGACGCGCCAAGGTCGATGTTGCCGGAGATCGCACCTGCGGACGTGCCTTTGTTGCTGGCGTGTGCGTCACCATACACGTTCGCAAGCACGTCCGTGTCGATAGCGATCTTCAGCTTCGCGGCAAAATGCCGCATCCACGGACCCTGATAGTTCAGGTCGGACTGAACTTCGTCCACGCGGTTGATGGGGAACGCGAAATACTTCCCCTTGTCGATCACGAGATCGACGACACCGGGGTCAGGATTCTCATACGTAAGATTCTGACCCTTGGTGTAGTTACGAATGGTGACATCCGGCAGGGTTCGGATGTGAACCGTGTCGCCCTGTTGCCGGATTTCGCCTTCGTAATCTGTGTTGGCGATCGTCCCGAAAACCGTCTCTTCGTAGAACTCTACCAACAACTGTTTCGCATAGAGTTCCGGGATATACTCCCGAGTCGAGGCGGACAGATCGGGCCAACCTCCCGCGACTGGATACGCCATGGTCAAACTCCTATGCCGTCATTCGATATAAGGCGCGATCCAGCCGCGGCGGTATTGAAATGCCGTTACGCGGCCGGGGAAATCACGCGCCCTTCTCGAATGGCACGGCTAAGTTCTGCGCTGAGTTTCCGGGCGTCCTCCGTTGAATACCGTCTCTTGGTGATATTGTCGTAGAACTCCTTCACCTCAGCGACCGTGTATGTTCTCTCTTTTGGTTTTGGCGATTCCGGTGGCGGTATGGCGGCGTCCCTTGCCGGATACACCTGACCGCTTACAGACGGTTGCGGACTACGATCCGGCGACTGCAATTCCCCCTTGTACTCTTTGAACATCTGTGCGACGAACGGCGCATCGTGGATCATATAGGCTTCCTCGATGATCCGTCTTCGGACCCCGTTGCCCTCGTCAAGCCAAGCAAGGAACATATCGTCGTTGCTTAACCGTTGGGCGTCGGGTTCCATCCGGGCCAGGGTGTCGAAGAACCGGTCCTCATCGGACTGGACCATCGACTCCTGGATCGGTTTCAAGGCGTTCGCCACCCGTTGTGCGGCAAGTTTGTCCAGCGCATTGAAAACGCCGATACCGTAGGCTTGAACGTCCTCCTCGGTCACGCCCAATTTGAGAAGTTCTTCCTCGGTCAACTCGGTCGCGGCTTGTGGGGCGGCTGCAACCTGATCCCGGAGTTCGGCGTTCTCGCGTTCGAGCGTGTCGAGACGTTGCCTCATATCGGCGGTCTCTTTGTTGTACTTCCCTTGCAGCACACGGTATCTCTGTTCGTAGTTGTCGGGGCCAGGCGCATCTCTGCCTTGTGTCGGCAACGGAGTCCGTGTAGGGGATGGCGGCGCGGCCGGCGTTTCCGGCGCCGGTGGCGCAGCCGGTTCGTCCTGCGGAGTTTCCGGTTGCGGCGGTGGCACAGAAGCCTGGGGATCGTCGGCCGGTGTCGGGGGCGTGGCCTCTGCGGCGGCTTCAGCATCGGCCCTGGCCCTCGCTTTCAGGTCTTCGATCTCCTGATGCAGCTTTTGCGGTGTCGTCTCCTTCTTTTCATCCGTCATGTCTCGATCCTCCGTGAGCCTGTATGGTGTTTCGCGGTATGCGAAGCCTCAAGGTGTTCACTAGAATTTACTCCCTTTCTGCGGCGTTCGCCGTCGAACGAGAGTGGATTCCGCTTGGTCGATTTCGTCAAGGATCCGCTGTAACGCGGATCGGACCCCCGCGTTATGCATCAGCGCGTCCGGGGGCAGTTCGGTATCCCTGTTTGCCTCACTCAACCAGATGTTAAGCCAGTTCATTAAGCGGCGTCCGTCGTTATTCCGTTTCAGCCGGGCCAGGGATTCGAGTGTTTCGTCGTCCAGTTTCATGCAGCACGTCTTGTCGGCAACGGCCTACGCGGTTCCGCCGCCGCCCGTTCCATTTCTTCTTCCTGGGCCGCAGCCTGTTCAATCTGCGCTATCCGTTGATCGAGTTCTTCTTTCGGCGGAACGATATCGTCCACGGGCATATCGAGATCCCGCGCAATCTCTCTGAGAAGGTTCGCCCGTTGTTGCGGCGCGACGATCATGTTGTCCACGGGGTTATTGACCAGTTGCAGGAATTCAAGTCGTTTCTGTTGGGTCTGTTCACGGCGCAGAAGCGCCATGGCGCCTCGGGCGACCACTTGCACGTCGCCTTTGATGGAGATGTCCTGGTTGTACAACATGTTCCAGATGTACATGGCCCGGATGGCTTCCGAGATGACGTTCTCGTCCGCGTCCAGGAGAAGTCGTTTGATGCCTTTTGCGGCCGCGCCCATCAGCATGGACAGCCCGGACGCGGTCTGTCCCGCCCCGCCCACTTCCTCGTTGCCGTGCGCGTACCGGGGTATCAGGATACGGTCATCGGCTTGCCGGGCGAAATAATCGCCCACATCGGTCAACTCCGCGGCATTGCTTTTCGGCTGGAAGAACTTCACGGGTTCCTGCACACGGCTTTGTGACGACCGATACTGCCAGCATTTCCACGGCACAACCACAATGGGTTCCTCGCCGCCTTCGACCGCGTCAAGGTCCACGGAATACTGTGGCCCGGACGCCAGTGCGAGATTGTTGATGAGGTTCCTCAGAGAAGCGTTAGTGGCTTTCTGGCAATCCCGCATGGCTTCCGGGATGGCCTTGCCCCAGAACGATCCGGGGATCCGTTTGAACGAGGACATGTAGTACGGACGGAGACCAAGCGGATGAGGATTCAGCACAGCCCGGACAACGTACCGGCCTATGACGATGACGGTGACGTTATACCACCGGTTCCGCGCCTCGTCGGTGCCTAGATCCAGCCCTTCCAGGTTATACTTCTCGAGCAGTTTTCCTTGGGCCATACCCCAATACTCAAGTGCGGTCAGGGTGCCGATGGTCTGCCCGTCGAGAATGCCGAGATCCCGGTTCTCAAGGTCGGCCCGATCGGTATCATCCTCTTTCTCGTCGGACGTATCCACGGATTTGGACAGGTTATGCCACGGAAGTTCGTTTAACAGCGCGTCGATGCTCTCGGATATCCAGCCGGATTCGTTGCGCATGTTCTGGAGATCGCGCACATCGAACCGGACCCGTTCTATCAGATATCCTTCCTGCGGCGTCCGCGCATTGGGTGCCGGGAAAATGTCCAGGGGCGACGGCGCGGTCCATGTATGGACGGGCTGTTCCTCAACGGTAGGCGCGTAATCCTTGCCCCACGTCAACCGGGACTTCATGCGGATGACCGGACCTTTGAGGAACCCGTTCGGATACGTGACAAGCTGGTTGATGAACTCATGCAACGAATGAATGAACTTGCCTTCCGTAGCCTGGTCCTCAATGACCCGTTCCATCCGCCGCGCCCTGGTTTTAGCTTCCGCCCGGTGCTTGTACAGGACGATGTCGTACACGTCCATGGTAACGTCGCGCACTTCCTGAAGCGTGGGCTGTTGCCCGGCGAACATATCAGTCACCTGCGTCTCGATTTCTTTCAGCGCATCTTCGGGCAAGGTAGGGATGGGGGTGGGTTTCAGTTGCCAGGGTTTATCGTCGGCGGGGGCGAGAACGTCTTGTATCCACGCTTCAGCCGAATCGGTTTTGGTGGCGGTGATATTGAAGAACAGGTCCGATCCGCCCTGTTTCTCGATATCCTCCTTGGTTTCGTCGTCGTATTCCCCGGCAACCTGGCGCCGGGCGTCCAGAAGCCGTTGCGTGATCCCGGTAGTCCTCAGATGGGTTTTGGAATCATCGAACATCCGAAGGACGTACCCGACGAGGTCGTCCAGCGGCGGCGGCTGTTCGTATGGGGTTTCCTTGGCGTTCGCTTCAGCCTGTTCGGCATCTATTTCCGCATTGCTTTTGACCCCAAGGAACGCGGAGACTTCCGGCACGACGCTACCCCCTTCCGCATAAGCGATACGGGCTATGCAGGGTTGCCCCACACAGCCCGTATCTGAAAGGAGAATCCACAAAGCACCATTCGGGGTGCTCGTTCGTTATGAGTCTACCACGGGTGGTGGGGGTATTGTCAATAGGGCATGTGCACGGACCCGCATACCCCGCATGGATGCCCAGGCTGAGTCAAAACCCACAGAACCCCCCAAAAAGCCCATGTAAAGACCCATATACGTGAAATCTCGCTACCGGAATCCCTGTTTGGACCCGGTTTGCCGTCGTGCGGATTTCTTGCCGGGGGTACGCGCATTCATGGCGCTGCCGTAAAGTGCGCCAAGCGCGTTGTACTGAAGCGCATCGTGGATATGGGAATACTCGTTCTTGACGGGCATGTCATGGTACCGTTCCGGGCCGGACACCTGTATCCGGCTGAACATGTACCCTCCCTGGAACCCTTTCCGCAGCCGGATGCAGGATGGGTCAAGTTGGAACCCCGCTTTCCCGTCTATCATGCGGGTAAGGAAAGTTGCGACGGCCTCGCGCCGTGGCAGGAACTTGTTTGTGGGGGCCACATGGGACGGGACGCCCAGGTCGAGAAGGACATCGAGGCAGGTCTGTTCATCAGTCTGCGCGGACTGTGCCCCGGCGGGGTCCGTCCAGGATATGACCGGCATGTTGGGGAAATCCAGGGCAAGCCGGGGCAGGACGACGGTGCTTGCGAACTGTTTCAGCCCGGCGAACTCGGCCCATTCTTCCCTGACAACGTTGAGTCCGCCCTGCGGAGTGAGTTGCGAGAAGGCACAGGCGGGAGTCATCCCGAAATCCCACCCCAGGATAACTGGCAACCCATTGTAAACCTTTAATGGGTCACGGGATACGTGGACAAGGTCGTTATACTGGTTCTCATAGACCGGTTTGCCGTCGAACACGGAACCGTACTGGCCCAGGATGTATACTTTGATCCATTCCTTGTCTTTGCCGCCGATCTGTTCAAGCCAGTAATTGAACCCTTTCGGTTGGTGCTGGACGCCCTCTGCGGGTGGTATCCCCGTTATTTGTCCCACGTTAGCCACATACCGCCCGTTCTGCGGTATGAGTGCCGGCGGTTGCCGGAAGAAAGCCCAATTATCCGGTTTGTCCTCCTCCGCCAAGTGATACCACCAATGGTCGTTATCGGGTGGGTTGGAGTCCATGAACACCCCGGACCATGTCAGTGGGGCCATGAATTTCGGCGGATACCGGCCCACGCGGCCGGTAATCATGTCTATGACGGCTTTGGGAAGTTCCCGCGCCTCGTTAATCCACGCGCCAGTCACCTCGAGGGACAGAAGCCTGTCCACGTCACCGGGTTTGTCGATAGCCAGGAACAGGACTTCAAAATCCACCCTGGTTCCGTCATCGAGTGGCAGATTGCAGAGGGCCTTGATGGGCGCCGTATACCGGACAGGGCACAATCGCGGGTCGAACCAGTCCATCCAAGTCTTTAGCGTTGTGGTGGTTAGCTGCGGGTAGGTATTACGGATAACGGCCCATCGGGTCCGGCGGACTCCTTCCTTATCCGGTTCTTGCCGGATGGCCCTGTTCCATATTTCCATGACACAGGCAACGGATTTGCCCGATCCAAGCGGACCCATGATGCCCCGGACGAAATGGTGGCTGTCCCAATGGAACCGTTGCGGGGTAGGTTCCGGGACATAGACTTTCCGTTTCGGCTGTTCGACCGCGAGGGTCATTCCGCCGGTTCCTCTCCCGGCCTCTCGACATACACGTTCCCGGCCCGATCCTCGACGTACACGACGGTAGCTTGTCGCCGACCCTGAAACATGGCCGGGTCAAGGTCCGGCCGCAGCCTGAAGAACCGTTTTGGCCGGAGATCCTGTCTGGAATACAGGTTGA